AGGATAGAAGAATACCTATAGTATAATTTAAATAAACCTATTTTAGTTGCTTCTTGTAATAAATTACCTGGAGTATCACCACCTGGTACATCAGTAGCAAACTTATAAAACTTTTCTTCTTCTTCTTCGTTGGTTTCTACCTTATCAACTCTTAATTCTTCCCAATCCTCATCTAATCTTATTGCGTTTTGTGTAAAATATTCTATATAAGATTGCTCATCATCATTAGACATATGATTACATTCATCTTCTTTTTCAAGTGATTCTTCTTCAACTCTTTTAATTTCTTCTACTTTTCTTTTCGCCCAATCAAAGCCACCCTCTCCACCCCAAAGTAGCCACGCTATTTTTCCTGCACTTGGGTATCCTTTATCACCTTTTTTAAAACCTTTTCCGTTTTTTACTGATTCTTCTTGTCTGCTAAAAAATGAGTACATTCTTTTTATTGTTTTAATAGAAAGATTTTTACCATTCATTATATCTCTTGCTCTTGCAACACCAACCTCTGTACCACCTCTCTTATATTCTTTTCTCATTTCAAGACCTTTTTTAGCTTCTCTCATCATTTGTTTTGTAGGCTTTGTGTCTATATCGTCAAGAGCTTTAAATTCTTTTTTTATTGGCTCACCCTCATTACCTGTGTCTATTCCCTCTTTCTCTTGCTCATCTTCATCTAATTTACCCACATTACTAATGTCAATGAAATCCGCAGGTTTAAGCGTTTTAAAGTATAAATCTAGGTCTATGTCATTAGCGTGAAATATTGGCTCTAAACCCTCTAAAAGCGTGTTTTGGAATGGTTTGATAACTGTATTGTTAAATAGCGAATAAGAATCTCGTAACTCATCTGCATTATTACCAAAGCCACTACCGTCACCTTTAACACCAAATAATAACGGACTTGTAACCCTATGACCAGTTAAAACTTTTCTAGTTGTTTCAGTAGATAAGAATTGGTAACTATCTGAATTGTCATTAGCATTGATTGGTACTATTTCAGGAGCAGTTTCTTTACCGTCATTAAAGGTTAATAGTATTTTACCTGCATTACCACTACCACCAAATTTAGCGTTTATTTGTCTTTCTATTGTTCTTCTTTCTTCTCTTGTTGGTATTCCATTAGCCATGTTAATAGCCATACTTGGAAACATACCTGATTTTATATTAGATAAATGAAATTGTGCAATTTCCATATCTAACTGAATATAACTTGTGCTACCCTGATAATCAGGAGTAGCGTAATAATAAGAGCCAGGTGAATAATCTTTTATACATAACACCTGATTAGCGTCTGACCTATCTTTTGTGTCAAAGGTTTTATAGTATCTAGGTTTGTGTTTTCTTGTGTTTTCCCAATCTGCACTATAATAATATTCTTGTACTTTACCATAAGCGTCTGCCTTACCACTTCTTATATATTGTGCAGGGATATGTCTAAATTCTACAATCTTTGTTCTTGGTCTATTCCATATAGTATTAACATAACACATACCAAATAACTTTAAATCAAATGCTAGACATTTTAAAGTATCTTTTGGTGAATTGTGCAGTAAACTATTTAAAGCTAACCAACTCTCTTTTTTAGCGTCACTTTCATCTCTATCAGTAGCGTCTAAACCCTCACCATAAATCATAGAGCTTACACCTTTTATAATTGCATTGTTTATACTACTACCATTGTATAATTCTAATAAATATTGTGGATATAAGTTATCTGCTCCAAATTGTATCCATTCTTTATTATTAGTTTCTGTGATAGTAGGCAGATTATATTCTGCTAAATGTATTACTGATATATTATCTTTCTTTTTCATAATTAGTATGTTGGTTGCCAGTTTTGAGTACCATACTGACTATCTCTATTGTTATCACTACTATATCCTTTTGTGCCTACACTTTGAGCTATTAAGTCATTATTAGCATACTCTGTATAGTAGCTTATAGGATTATCTGTTTCTATACTTGTAAAAGTTTCATCTACTGTAACATTTAAAACTATATTTATTCCAGGTATTTTAGTTGCAGTAGCAACATTTAAAATGTTTACATAACTAGAAGAAGTATAATATACTTCAATATCATAAGTATCACCAATAGGAACAACTACACCACCCTGCCTTTTAGCTAAATTGCTTGTAGTGTCATAATTAGATATATTGCTAGTAGTAGGATAAAATGTAGTTAATCTTAAAGTCCAATATCTGTCATTGTTTAAAAAAGTAGGACTATTATAATCTCCACTATCAGTTGGATAAGCAGCAACAGTTCTAATAAAATTAGTTTCTCTACCTCTTATATAAAACAATAAATTTTTACCTGACAATGTACTTGTGTCTATTGCACTTGCTAAATTTTCATAAAAGTACACATATTGCAGTGTACTCATTGAAGCAGAATAATTTAAATTGTATGTAGCCATTAACTTCTAACTGTAAAAATTTTAGTATAATATTCTTTAACTAATCTTGCTTGTTCTTCTGAATCCTCAACTGTAGCTAATTTTTCAATTAACTCCTCATACATAGTTTTGTCTATATCTACATTTTCTGTTTTAGTTCCCATTGTTACCACCTATAAAATCTAAATCATCTTCTATTTTAACTTCTTTTGTTTTTACTTTCTTCTTTGATTTAGATGAATTAGTAAAATACTTTTCTTTTACTTCATCACTTAGATTGTTTATTTGATGGGGTTTAAGCTCACCATATGCTAAGTTCATATTTAAAGGTTTAAAATCTTTGTATTCTTCTTTTACTTTCCAAGCCATAATATAGTTTATTATAAATATAAAAGTCATTATATTGTTCACAACTTGTTTATTTTATTAAAGTTTTTTTATATAATTATAATAATTGTAAAGTTTAGTTAATAAAAAAGGGTTACCGAATAGATAACCCTTTTTAAATTGAGTAACGATTTATTAATTATCCAGTAGTGATAGTTAAAGCTGCTTCATCAGTTAAACCGTCAAATGGATATTTTGGTGTAGGTGTTCCACCTGAGCCAACACCTGCAGTTGCATTAATCCAAATCATAGGGTCTTTTTCTTCCCCTCTTAATTCTAAAGTATATCCTGTCATATCTCCTTTAGCAACTCCTGTTACTGCAGTACCACCTGAAACGTCCATACCATTATCTATACCTAATAAAAATAAGTTATCGTTGTTATCAAGAACAAAAACCTGACTTCTATTATAAGATACTAGCTTTAGTTCATTAGTTTGTGCAACGCTTAATTTTTGCATAGAAATAGACAAAGTTTGTTCAAAGAATGTAGTACCAGTTGCAGGGTCACTATTAAAGTTTACTGTCATAGAAGATAAGTTTGGTCTTAAATCATATTGAAATACTGTTACTGCTCCACCACTTTGAATATCCCAGTTAGCAAATCCTGCAGTATCTATAACATTAGTATCTGTACCGTCAAAAGTAGCATTAGCTCTAATGTCTGAACAATATGACTTAACAAAGTAAATACGCTTTAAGCCACCAATTTGGTCTTTACAATCTACTGCTAAACCTTTTGTTAAATTACAAGCCATGTTTATTTATTTTTTAATTATTAATATTCCTTTTAAAAAAAAGGGGTAGTATTTCATACCCCCTAATTTAATTCAATTTAGAATGTAACACCAACAACTCCGTCAGTTCCTATTCCTGTCTGAACTCCAATTCCAAAGTTCATTACAACTCTAATGTTGTCACTACCGTCATATTGGTAAGTTGGAATAATTTGAGCCTCAGTTAGGTCTGTTCCTAAGTTAGTACCAAATACTAGATTGCTTTTGTATGTTGCAACTATACAATCATCAGGCATACCAGGACATCTGTATATTGGGTGACCTAAGTAACTAAGGTTTTCAGGATTTAATGTTAAACCTAACATATTAATACCCTGTCCTGTAGCTACACCTGCTAAATACTGTGCATAGAAACTATACATTTTATTATTCATATAGAATCCAAAACCCTCTTTAAATTCAAGACCTGGATGACTACCTGTTACAGAAGCATATACTGCTGCTAAAGCGTCATCTATATTAGTAGCGTCAGTTGCAGTACCTACACCATTCATTGTAACTTGTGTAAAATCTGCAGTTGCAGAAGCGTTAAGACCTAATTGGTCGAATACACCGTCATCAGAAACAAAACCTGCTCCAAATATTCCTGAAGAATCACCTACCCAAATACCATTTTCTATCTGAGCAGCAGCTTGACCTGCAACAACTTCTAATAAGAAATCAGAAAAGCTATTAGGTAAATCTCCGTTTTGTGTCATATTTTTTCCAACCCAAGTAGGGAAAAGTGTTTTTCTACAAACTTCTCTATTTACTTTTAAATCAGTAACAGTTAATACTCTCTCTCCTAATGTAGTAGTACCTGCGTCAGAAAAGCCACAAGCAGCTCCAACAATAGGGTCAGTAGTTACTAAACTACTAATAACTGCTTTACTTGTTAAACCGTCCATTGTTCTTACATAACCCTTAGCTACTGTGTCATTTGACTTAACTGCAGCAGTTACATAAGGCAATGCTTGTTCACCTGCATAAGTAGTTGCAGGATTAACAGTAACATCAAAATTGTACTGTTTATTTAATTCATTTAATTTCGCCATTTTTTAAAATTTTATTTATTTATTATTAATGTAATATGCTGCTCTTTCAGTTGCAGACATTGTAGCTAAATCAACTTTTTCTACTGATTTAGTATTATTTTCAGGATTGTGAGTAAAACCCTCTGCTCCTGGCTCTTTTTCTAGTTCAACAATTTTAGCTTTTAAGTGTTCTACTTCTTCAACTAAACTGTTTACCATATCTTTAGACATTTCAACTTTTTCATCTTCCTTTACTTCTTCTTCTACTACTTCTTCTGTTTCAACAGACAAACTTTCTTTATCTGCTTTTAAATCTGCAATAGCGTCCTCAAGATTTTTAATTCTTTTTTCCATACCTTTCCAATCTGCAACATCTGCTTCTGAATCGTGTCCTGGCTCGTGTTCCATTTCTTCTTTTTCTTCTTCTGCTTCAACACCCTCTGCCTCTTTTTCTTCACCTAAGTCCAAAATTTTAGAATCTTCATCTACTGTCATTTTAGCACCGTCAGACATTGTGTAAGTTCCTGATGATAATTTAGAAGTTTCACCGTCATCACCAACAACATAAACTTCAGAGCCAATCATAAATTGCTCATCTTCTGTTGCTAGTACTCTACCGTCATCTAAAATCATTTCTGCATACATTTTTGTTTCTTTGCTTTCTTCTTTACTAGAAGATAAAAGCGTTTTGATTTTTTCTAGTGTACTCATTGTTACTTTTTTTTTATAAATATTAAACTTAAATTATTGTTCACAGGACTAGCGTTTTACTGTCCTATTTTTTATAGCAGAACATACTTTAGCAGCAGTTTCTTTATTTCCATATTCCTTTACCATATCCCTAATACATTGTTCCCACGGATATTTAGCCATAGCTTGTCTATTTACATAAGCAGCGTATTCTGCATATTTATATTTTTTCTTATATTTCTTTTTCTTTTTTCCAAACTCATCTTCAACATATTCTTTTCTAGTGCTATCTTCGTGTGTTTCACAAGCCATATATCTAGCTACACCATTTACTCTATGAATATGAAAACCTGTACACCCTTTAAACATTTCTGCATATATCTTAGCTTCTTCTTTAGTAGCAAATAAAGGCTCACCGTCTAAAGTTCCTACAACTGCTAATTCATTCTCTAATATTAAATCTCTAATCTTTCCTAATGTAACTTCATCAGGACAATCAGTACAATCTTCTGCTAGGTCTATAATATCTTTAGGTCTTGACGCTTCAATTAATTTATCTGTAAAATATCCCTCTATACTAAATCCTCTTACCTTACCCTCTTTTACACTATCCCAAATTTCATTATTGTTTACTTTCATTTTTACAAACCAAGTTCCTAGTGGTAGTTTATTAAATCCAAAAGAATTAGATTTATCATTTTTTTTATCTTCTTTAATCCACGATTCTACAACCGTTATACCCTCTACTGGTACTTTATGCTCATAAGTAGCATTATTGTTTCTTAAACTTGACATAAATAGCTCCTGAGCTTGTTTTATAGTATCTTCTGTAAAATATACAATATACTTTTCATCTTTTTCTTGGTCATATCTAGGAATCTCTTTATTAGGAATTAATACTGCACCTACTAAAGTTTTTTGTTCTTCGTCTAATTTAGCTAAAGTTAAGAATTGGTCTTTATTAAAGAATACCCAGTTTTCTTCTATTGCAGGAAATTCAACTAAGCTAATAGCTTCTACACCAAATCTTTCTGATTCTTCATCTATAATTAATTCTACTTTTTTTAGTTTTTCTTTGCTCATACTAATAAATATAATTTGTTTATAATTGTTTATAAGGTTGCTTGTATTTCTAAATCATTCTGTAATGCTTGTTTACTTGTAACATTACTTTCTACTACAAATGCTTGTACTGGTGGTAAATCCAAATCTACATTGTTATCTGTAGGCAATCTAGGAACATCACCACCACCTACACCTATACCTGCTTGTAAACTCTGTAAATTAGCACCACTATCTGAGCCACCAGGAACACTAGATAATATACCTTTAGCTTGAGCCATACCACCAAATACAATAGCTAGTAATTCTGCAATAATTAAAGGTGTTAAAACAGGATTACCACCACCCTGTGGGATAGCATTTCTTATAACACTAGAAACTGCAGCAGCAGTATCTATAGTTATACCTAACATAGCTGCATTTTTTTGAGCTTTAACATTATCTCCTGCTAATTTCCCCATAGAAGCAGCAAAACTAGAAGCTATTGCAAATGATTTTTCTATTCTTTGTGTTTCTAAAGCAATATCTTCGTCTGCTTTTGCTTTTTTTCTAGCAGTTTCTTCTTCATCAAATTTAATTCCAATAGCTTTTTTAGATTGTTCAAACCAAGTCATCAATCTTAATTGACTTTGAAAGTCACCCACTAGCATAGCCATTCTTTTATCAAATTGTACTTGTAAATCTGCTAATTCCCTTTCTTCTTCTGTACCTAAAAAGTAATCTAACTCATCTCTAGCCATTTGTCTAGCGTCCTCTATAAGTTGATTAAATGCTTTTTCACTATCTAGCATTTTTTGATTGTGTTTTTCTACTTCTTTTTCTACATCTTCATTATGTGTTTTTATTCTACCTTTTCTCCTAGAATTACTTTTATCTATTACTTTTAATTCATCTTCTTGAGCTTTTTTATTTAATGCTAATTTTTTTTCTATTTCTTGTTTTTCCCCCTCAAACATATGGTTAAAATGGTCTATTCCATTTTTTTCCATTATCATATCTGACTCTACATTTAATTGTAAAAGTTTATCTCTATATTTTTTTTCTTCGTCTAATAATGCTTTTAACTCTTTTGAGCTTCTTTGTTTTCTAAATTTTTTAGTAGTTCCAATTAGTTCTTCTAATTCATTTTTTTCTTTTTTAACTTCTTCTGCTCTAATTTTATGAGCATTTGCAATTTTTTGTGTAATACCCTCTACTGTTTGGTCTAAACCTAATGCAGTTTTCATTTCTTTGTTTAAATCTTCATAAGATTTTGCTTCTTCTTTTACTGCACTTGCTACTCCACCTGATGTTTTTGCTAATTCTTTATTTTCTCTATTTAATGAATTTATATTAACTAGCATTTCTGACCTTTGACCTGTAATTCTTTCATCAACTTCTGCTACTTTTGTTTTTGCTTGTATTACTCTTTCTTGTAAATCTATATTGTTTTCATCTGCTTTTAATTCGTTTTCTCTTGTTTTTAGAATTTTATTTGCCCTCCTTAATTCTTCTGTATGTTGCTCATCTAGTATCTTGCCTAATTTTTCATTAGCATTTTGTCTTTCTTCTAATGTCTTACTTTCATCATCTCTTATTTGCCTTTGTTCTTCTGCTCTTTTTTGAAATTGTAATTGTACTAATTGTTCCTCTGCTTCTAATAATCTAACTTCATTTCTTTGTCTTTGTAAACTAGCACTAGCACTATCACTTGCACCTGCTAAATTAAACATACCCATAGTTAAAGCGTCCACAACTTTTAAAGCTCCAACAAATACTTTTACTACAACATTTACTGCTTTTTGTATTAAATCAAAACCTCTAGCTACTAAATCTGTCATTATTTGGTTTCTTTTAAATGCTTCAAACACCATAGATAATAAACCTAATAATGCACCAAAACCTGCTGCTTTCCAAGCAATACCAATACCTTTAATACCTTTTGAGGCGTTTTTTGAGCTTTCACCTAAACCTTTCATAGCTTTAGATGTATTGCCTATTCCTGTTATTGCCTTTGCACTTTCAACTACTAGCTCTATTATCTTTTTTTCTTTAGCCATAATCTTTTAAATTGTTTTTTTATTTTATTTAAATCTTCTGTATATTCATCTATACCATAAATAAAGTCATACTCTTTATCTTCTATTTTTATATTAGTTACTATTTTTAAAATTGAACTTAAATAAAATCCATTTATATTTATTTCTTCTTTTAATTCCATTCTAACACATCATTGTTTTCAAATAATATTGTATCACCATTTTGATAAATAGCTAAGCTCTGATATAACTCTGTACCGTCTGAGCCTGGTAGCCTTTGTGCTATAAAATTAGCTTTAGCCACCCATTTAATAGTATAGTCGGCAGAACTTGATGTTACTGTTACTTTAAAATAACCTTTGTCTGTAAATTCTGTTAAATCTATTGTAGGCGTACTTGGAAAACCTGTACCCTCAGTTTTTCTAACAAAACTACCCCCTGCAGTACCGTCAAAGGCATATGCTAATTTTCTTTTTAATATTGTGTCATACTTACCATAAAAAGTTGCTCCTATATTACTAGCTCCTTTTACAATAGTTCCTATAATATCTATCTCTAAATGTGTCATACTATAAGGACTTAACTGTAAAACATTTGCTAAGTTTTGTGTTTTTAAATCTTCTGTTGTTGTTCCTACTGTAACACACTCTAATAAAACAGTTGAATATTGAGCAGTTACACTACCTTTTCTTATTTCTATTGAATTAGTTGTAGAGCCTATCATAGGTAACATTACAGGAAGATTAGCACTTATGCCCTGTATTAATCCTGTAACATCACTTACACCACCATTTACAACATCTGTATTTAAATTATGATAACAAGTACCAACACCTGTACTATCATTAGTAACCATAAAAGTCCAATCATCATTTATATCTTCACAACATTCATTAGTAATAGTAACCTCTGTAGTACCGTCTGCAGGGTTTACAAAAGTTATAGTACCGTCTGCATTAAAACTACCAGGCACTCCTGAACAATCATAATTTAATTTAGTTATAGCTTTTAATAAAGTAACTTTAGTAGATTTATTTCCACCTACTAAATATTGGTCTATTTTCAAAACTCTCCATAATGTATTTTTTATATATACAGGATTTTTAAAAGCATTAGCCTCAAATTCTACAATATCAGTAGGTGTTAGATTTAGATAACATTCCATTATCCTAGCTTCCTTATTGTATATTTCATTAAAGTATTGTGACCAATAATCATAGTAATACCCTTTCTCAGTTACATTAGTTCCAAAAGGATTATGACACCACCAGGGAACAGTAAATCTAGGACTTACCCAATCCCATAAAAGAGCTTTTGTAGTAGCAGTTATTCCTGTATTTAGGTTATCTAAATTGTATTGTGAACAGATTGGAAATTTATTACCTGTTGAGGCATGTGTTGTGCTACTATACCCTAGTATATGAAAACTATAAGCACCACTATTTGCTTCAGGTACAGGATTACCATTAGGTAAAGATAAATCTATAGGGTTTCCACTATAATAAAATAATCTAGGTTTACCGTCTGTAATACCCTCTCTTTCTATAGGCTCAAGTTCATTTACTTTATACATTTGACCTACACAAGCATTAACGCTACTATCACCACCCCAACTATAGTAACTATCTTGAGTTGGAATACCCTGTGCAATAAAAGGAACAAAAATACTAAAGTTGTTAGCCTCACCACTACTAAAGTCACCACCGTATTCTGTTTTAGCACCATAAACTTGTTCAAAGTTTCCTGTGTATTGTTCGTTTAAATGGTCTGTACCCTCTAAGTCAGTAAAGACAAATTTTTCTTTTTGTAGCTCATTTGTTGATTTTACTACTTGCTCTTTAGATAGGTCTAATTTGTCTGTCCAGTATTGTGTGGTACCACTACTTATATAATCCTGATAAGGCTCTATAATAAGGTTATTAGCGTTGTCAGGGTCATTTAAAACCACTAGATTAAATCTATTTACTAAATCTTTTACAAAATCTGATTGGTTAATATCAGGCATATTTTCGGCCATTACCACCTGCATACCATAGCTACCATTAGTATAACCTGATAATCCATTATTAATACTTCTTATAGTTCCACTATTTACTGTTATACTTGCATAGTCGCTAGAGTCTGTAGGTATTTCAGTTGCTCCAAAAAATTGAAATCTTAATCTCAAATTTACTGCACCACCCTCTGCTAAATCATTTAAAGAAAATTGACCATTAAAATCTGTAGTTAAACCTGAGCCTCCTATTAAAAAAGTATTTTCTAAACATATTTCCCAGTTTTCATCAGGGTCACCAAATGGAATATTCTGTTTTTCTAAATATACTTTTATAAAAGTTATATCTGCAAAATCAGTATCACTTGCATTATAATACTGTGCAGGAAAAGTTATGTTAAATTCTGCTTCTACTCCAAAGTTATTTCCATAACCCTCAGGCAAACCTATTTCATTAGCCAAAGCAGTATAAGGCATAAAAATAGTATTCATATCTACTGTGTTTCCTAATACTGTTTGGGTGTTATCATCAAATAAATTGAAAGCGTCAAAATTAGGGTCTGACTCATTTGTAAAACCTAACTCTCTTATACTTTGATTTGTCCAGTTGTCCTCATCAGGTGATACATTTTGAGTTACTGCACCTGACATAGCAACTTGAAAGCCAAAGCCATTAAAAAAGGTTTTAGTTTTGTGTTGGTCATTTGCTAAAGTCATAAATAATTGACTAAAATAACCTGTGTCAGTTAAAGCTCCACTTTGTGCAATACCCATAAATGTACTTGTAATCGTGTATCCTGCTTTCTCTGCAATTATTCTCATTAACCTTTGTATCTTTAAAGCAGGTTTTAAATTAGTAGCTCTAACCATTCCTAATTCATTTTGTGCTTCTATAGTTCCTGCACCACTACCATAAGGATTACTAAACATACCCATTGTATAAGGTCTTTTAGTTAAAGCATAATCTATAACTGGATAGATAACATCTTTACTACTACTAGCACTTGTAACAGGGTCAGTACCTATTGTAGCTATTCCTGTACCCTCTGTCCAACTATTAACAACATTAGCAGAAGTTAAATAGTGGTCTAATTGTTCATCACTTGTTATAACACCATTATTATCATTTTCAAATGCTTGTCTTAATTTTTTGTCTTTTATGTCTGTAAAGAAATTAGCACTATTACCAAACACTACTATTTCATATTGTCTAGCATTTAAGTATATAGCTTTTAACTGTATAAAACCCTGCATTTGTTCTATAGTATCTACAAATACAGTAGCATTAAATTTGGTGTCTGTATCAAATATTAAAGCGTCTAAATTAACATTAAACCAATTCTGAAAAAACTCATTGTTTCTATCACTAAAGGGTACTTTAATAGTTTGACTAAAACTACCTTTTCTTTGTGTCGGCTCTTTTATATCTAACCAATTATAATTTTTT